GTGACCAATTCGCCCGTGACGCCCGTTTTCCTGAAGGGCGGCATCCCCGAGGCTACGAATCTGGTCGTCGACCTGCGTGAGAACCACGGCATCTTCTGTTCGATGGTCGTTTACCCCGTAATCCCGAAAGGCGAGATCATCTTGCGCATCATCCCGACCGCAGTCCATACCCTCGAGGACGTGAATGTCACCATCGAGGCGTTCAAGGCCGTACGCAGCAAGCTCCAGGATGGTATTTACGCCAAACTGCCCATCCCGGTACGTGCCGACGAAGGATTCCTGGTTCGTTAATTCCCCGCTTCCCGGCAGGACGGATCATTCCGCCGCCCGGATATAAGGGTTTCCCATACGGTGTCCCCGGCTTTTCCGAAGGCCGGGGACATCGTTTTGCGACAAAATTTGCCGGAAAATTTTGCAGAATAGATTTTTCAGTTTATATTTGCAATCCCGAAACGCGAGTTTCGGATGCCAAGAGGAGGGGTGAAAGCCTTTTCGCAGGACGAAAACATATTGCGGAAATAGCTCAGTTGGTAGAGCACAACCTTGCCAAGGTTGGGGTCGCGAGTTCGAGTCTCGTTTTCCGCTCTGACGGTTCAGACAACGCCCGACAGCGTTAAGCCAAAAATCAAGAAAACCCTTTGAAACGATGTTTCAGAGGGTTTTTTCATGCCTTCTTTCAAGACATCGCAGGACATCGAAAAGCCATTTCCGGACAGGTTAGTGTCCCAAAAGTGTCCCACTCGCGTGGTGCAACCTGAAAGTGGGACACTTTGGAGTGAAGAGGCGGGACACTACGCCTGTTACTCGCTGACGGATAAATCGTTACCAAAACTAAACTGTTTGTCTCCGGTTTACCTAATCTTAATTAAAAGACAGGTAAACAGTTATGAAAAGTACTTTCAGAATCCTATTCCTTGCGAGGTGGGAATTGAAGAAAAAAGACGGCAGAGTGCCGCTCTGCGCCCGAATCACAATCGACGGCGAAAAAGTTAAATTCAGCCTTAAATCCGAGGTATCCTCAGCGATCTGGGATCCCAAGTCCGGCCGGGCCAAAGGACAGACAAAAGAAGCCCTCCAACTCAACCGCTATCTCGACAGTATCAAAGGGCAGATGATAACGCATTATCACAGCCTATCGGAAGCCAACGAGATCGTGACTGCCTCGATGCTGCGTGATGCGTTTCTCGGCACGAATATCAAAAACAATACGCTGCTGACGGTATTCGAAGCGTTCAATGACCGGCAGGAGAAACTTATCGGCATCGACATTGCCCAATCCACCTTTAATAAGTATGATCTAACATACCGCCGGCTGAAGGAGTTCCTTAAAACTAAAATGCGAAAGAACGACATCTTACTATGTCAGGTAGATCGAAACTTCGTAATGGACTTCGAGGCATGGCTGAAAATCGAATATAAACTCGATACGAACTCCTCTGAAAAATTGATGCGGATATTCAAACGCATTACGACCATGTGTTTCAAGAACGGGCAGATGCCTAAAGACCCGTTCTGCGAACACAAACTCAAAAAGGTAAAGAAAGACCGCGGCTACCTCACGAAGTCCGAACTGGAAAAGTTTATCGATTTCAAACCCGACAGTAAACGGCTCGAAAAGGTCCGCGATATATTTCTGTTCTGTTGCTTCACCGGCTTTGATTATTCCACGACTGCTGCCCTGACGGAAAAGAATATCGTTACGGATGACGAAGGTTCTCTGTGGATTGAAACTCACCGTATCAAGACCGGAACACCTTCAAAAGTAAAACTTCTTGAAATCCCACTGAGCATTATTAAGAAGTATGCACTCAAACGTGATGGTAACTTTCTACTGCCTGTAATGAGCAATGCGAAATACAATCTGTACCTCAAGGAGATCGCCTCAATCTGTGGAATCGAGAAACGCGTCACCTCACATCTGGCTCGGCACACATTCGCTACTACCGTTACTTATGCCAACGGAGTTTCCATTGAATCCATCAGCAAGATGCTCGGCCATACGAAGCTCAGTACGACACAAATCTATGCTCGTATCGTCGATAAGACGGTGAGTAATGAGATGGATAAATTGGCAACAAAACTTGAAAGCACTCGATTTAGTGTGGGGTCCCTTTACTGATAAATCGATTACGATACATTACCCTCTGACTATTAGATCAGAGGGCAATGTGCTGAAAAACAATTATATAAATATTCTTATTTTCGTTTTTTCTTTGCTGCAAACTTTAATCTCATTATATTTACGACATAATAATCAAACGAATTATGGATAAGATTATATTGGTTACCCAGGAAGAGCTGAAAGCATTGATATATGAAGTTTTGGAGAACTATTATAAAGATAAAAAACTTGAGAAAGAACAAGAATACTCGAATTCGTTGACAATAGATGCTGCTGTTGATTTTCTTACTCACATTGGCTTTCCAACATCTAAGACTCAGCTATATAGATTAACATCCAATAAGAAAATCCCGCATGGCAAGTATGGGAACAGATTAGTTTTTCGAAAGAATGAACTTTTGATATGGGCCGAAAAGAATACAACCAGATATGACCAATAGATAGAGAAAAAAATATTGTGAAAATCAACAAATAAGAGGCTATTTTTTATATAGTCTCTTATTGTAATTATTCAGATTATTGTCCCTTATCCACCTTCAAAGAAGGGCAAGTTACTTCGTAAAAAAGAGATTTCAAGGCAGCAATAGAAAATTCTTGCTTTTCTGACAGCCGCTCCGTAATTTGCACAATCATCTCGAATCGTTCTTTGATATGCTGTTGGATTCCCAGAAATGCTTTGGCTTTACTGGATTTTATTTTCTCCCACTCTAATGGAGTAGCCTCTATTCCTGTATTAAATTCTTTTAGGATCCGTTTGTAGATCACCCTTATGCGGATGGGATATGCACCGTTATTGCGCAAATACCTTTTATCCAATACCACCTTGACACTAATGCCATCTTGTTTCCATGAATACATTTCTTCTACTTTTAAGTTTATGTGTGAGAGATTTTCCCTCTTTAAAAAAGTATAGAGATCAAAGTGGACAAGTGTTTAAATTGTGTGTGATTTTTTCGTAATTTCTATGAAAATATTTTGGCACCTGACATAAAATTGACATACAACTTTTGTCAAACTATGTATAGGCGAAGACAAATAAAATCAACTCAAATTGTGAATTCGAGAAAGGATAGTTTGGAGTGAATTAATACAAACAAATTACATACAAGTAGGCTCAATAAAAACGGCCGGACTCATAATCAGAAGGTTGGTGGATCAAGAAAAAAGAGGCTTAAATAGGGCCTATTTTCTAATAAATTCCAAATTTTAAAATTACAGGTAACTAGATTGCCATCCGATATCCAGATATACTACATTTTTGGTAGTAGTCAAGTGCTACGCATTCATGTCGGTTGAGTAATTATATATTCAATTCTATTGAATAATTACTAATTTCATTATATTTGTAAATCAAATAGCTATGACTATGCAAAAAAGGGGTATCATAACATTTAATCGGATTACATTTCAGCAAGAAATAGATGTTAAGTATCTGTCTGAAATATTTCAAAAGAGACCATACAGAGATAATGATGGTTTAGGATTTACTAAGGTCGAGATTATCGATAATGTTTTAGAAGCGACATTGCTTAAGCGAACCCCTACTTCAATAGTCGATTATGATCCTGCATCAGGAGAGTTTATAGAGAGAGACATCTTTATCTTTGAAGACATCTCTTTCTGCATCGATTTTACGAACAACCTGATTTACACTTTCTTTTCCTCGGGTAAGTTAAATAAAATAAAAGTTGCATTAAGAGAGTTCCTGCAAAATAATATCGCTTATACCAATTTAGAGCTCAGTCCTATAATGTTGGTTGACGATTTGTCTGATAGCGATTTTGAGTGCTCCATTAAGGAAATTGCTATCAGGAAATTTGTATATGAACAGGGTGCTTATGGTCGATATGTAGCAAAGATTATGGATTCCCAAGTTGGAGAAAAGCTACTGGAAGATTATTCTGATGAAATTCAGAAAATAACCATCGATGTTACATCGAATCAGTTTGAAGACTTCTCCTTGACAATCTCGACAAATAATACCTTGGCGGTAAAAAGCGATGAAGATGATTTTTATGGGATTATCGACACTATTAAAAAAATCATAAAATAGTCATGGCAGAAGATCAAGGTGTAAACGGCACAATTTGGAATAAAGAAGCCAATTATATTCTATCATGGTTTGGGTGGGAGACTATTGGGGATATAGATATGGATGTCCTCGGCGATGATGAGCAGAAGTATGGAGTAGATACTTTTCTTAAATTTGAGTCTCCTGTAAAGCACTTACCCCCATGTGTTATCTTAGAAGCTAAAAGTTATCAAACCAGCAATGTATCTAAGTCTATTGTGCAAGATTGGATTGATCGGTTAGATAAGAAATTATCAAAACTTAAATACTCTGAAAAAGCCCAAGAAAAATATCCTGCCCTTACAGAATGCGCGACATTAGACCTTGGAATAATTGCTATTTGGTTTCATGACTTAGACAACTATAAATCATTCCGACCAAAATTTGTCGAGATCCTAAAAAGTATCAAGACATCCAACAGACCTAAGCAAAGCGAAGGATATCATCGTATACTACTTCTTGATAATGCCCAGATTTTAAAACTATGTTCATTGCAGAATGCAATCGCTAAGCATAACCAAGAGGCAAGGAGCCTATTACAATTCTATTATCCATCATTCTTAATGAATGATAAACCAATTGTTAGAAGTAAAGTCCTTACTCCAGAATATATTTTTTCAAAAGTCATTTTAGCTGAATCTAAAGGCCAGGATGGCAAGGGCGAAAATGTGGTTTTCTATTTTGGTGACTTACAATCATCTTCTTTTGCCTATCCATTAAAAAATCTCTTAAGTAAGTGTGGTTTCATGGATAAAGAAAAGAAAATCATTTTATATCTATATAATACAGATAATGAGTTTAGAAAGATAAAGCCAGATATTGAAAAGGTTTTTAATGAAGTTGAGTTCACGATTAAGTTCATGGACAATTTGAGTGACCTGCCAGGAGAAGTTAAAACTATCGGCCATGAATAAGAACCTATACCCATCACCATATGAGCTCCAAGAAGTTTTAAGTAGCTATACAAAAAGAGCATTCGTTGATTTATTCGCCCGGGAGCGGGGTGTATTCTTTCTAAATGCTAAACATGAGGAAATTGCGCGGGATTTATCATATTTCTTATATGAAGAAAGTGAGATAGAAACATTGAGAGCTTTTGCATATCAAGCTGTCGCAAAACATACCTTAAGTGGATTCACGGTTAAGTCCAGTGACCAATTTTTCAGTTTAGAGCGATTATATGATAATATCCGCGAAAAAGGAGAGTTGGCCTCAAAAGGTTATTCTTTGGGTGCTTTATGTAAAGAAGATCGGCAAGGTCAAAAGCCTACTTATAAAGGACGTATAGAATATAAGAAGAAAAAGCCTGGAAGAATAGAATTTTTAGAAGAAGAAACCGGATATGCTGAATTTTCTTTTTTCGAAACAGCAACAGGAGAATGGCAAGTTGAAGTAGATGGCTCAAAGTCTGCTGATGGCAAAGAAGTACAACGTCTATTCTTAGGATCAATCGGTAAGACGGAAAGTATTAGCAATATATATATTGACGCTCTTAAACAGAAAGACACAATTGCATTTTTTGATGAATTGGCAACGTCTGGACTTGGGGCCGATTGGAGATTCCTTGATATAAAATACCTTGCGTTCAAACGAGGGAATATTGTTGAGGACGAAGATGATGAAGATCAAGAGGCGGGCATGGAAGAACTAACAGGAATTCGACAAGCTATTTTGGAAGGTCGCGATTTGAGGAATGATCCTTTTGTTGCTCAGTATGAGCAAGGAGGATGTATTTTTACCGCAATGACCTATGAGATCGAGAATAAGACATCTTCTGAGATAATTCAATTGCGAGCAGAATTTAAAGGTCACCCAAAAATTTTTGAGGTATCAATTACAGATTATGCTCTGAGGAAAGGATTAGAGGCAAAGAAGGAAGCTGCCACTATATCTTCCAATAGGCGTAAAGAATTAACATCTCTTTTTTGGAATAACGCAAAGACGGTTTTTGAATCCTTGATATAAGGCTTAACCTTTTTAAGGAACCCTAGCCTATTCTAATACAAAATCGGATAAGCAATTTGGTTATGGAGGTTATAACAATCGAATCGAGGGCATTTAAGTTGCTTGTCGAAAAACTGGATGCGTTAACGGAGTATGTTTACTCGATGGAGCGTCCTGTCGAGAACGAAGATGAAAATTGGGTAGGGAGTCAGGAAATCTGCCAGTTTCTGAAGATCAGCGAACGAACATTACAACGACTGCGAGCAAACGGTAAGATTACTTACTCTTGCATGAGTGGGAAATATTATTACCAGATTGGTCAGATTAAGAAGTTGCTCCGGGCACATATCCTAAAGAGTAACGACGAATGTTTACAGGATTTGATAGCACATCACACATTAGTAAACCGAAGAAAAGCAGTTTCCAGAAGGGTAAAATCCTATCAGGAACTGGTTTGCAAAAATGTCCCCGCCGGCGTCCCAGTTTGGGAAAACAACCCGGCAAATCAAAGGGAAGTCCTTGACGAGCAACATATAAGGAAGGCGAAGGTCAGACTACCGTTTTCCGCTCCAGGCGTCTAAAGTAATAAAACGACGAATCAAGTCAAACCCTCTGAAACATTCATTTCAGAGGGTTTTTTCATTCTTTTTGGCAAACACCAAAAGGAGCCCCCTTTGCCATCCCTGAAATCCGTTACTGTATCCAGCGGCAATTTGAACCCTCGAGGGGGTACACTTGACAATTTAAGGGGGTACAGTTCGAACTATTTTAAACTGTTTATCTGCGGTTTACCTAATCTTAATCAAAGACAGGTAAACTTATGAGAAGTACATTCAGGATTCTTTTCTTCGCACGATGGGAAAAGAAAAAAGAGAACCGGAAAGTTCCTCTTTTGGCGCGGATCACCCTCGATGGTGAGAAAGTAAAATTCAGTCTCAAAACTGACATTTCACCGGACATTTGGGAACCCAAGGCAGGAAAGGCTGTCGGTCATTCCAAAGAGGCCATTCAGTTAAACATGTATCTCGACAGTATCAAAGGTCGGTTGATCTCGCATTACCACAGGCTTGTCGAGGCTAATGAGGTTGTAACCGCCGCGATGATAAAAGACGCCTTCCTCGGATATGACATCAGAACCAATACTTTATTGGGGATATTCGAAGAGTTCAACGACCGGCAGGAGAAACTAATCGGAATAGATATCGCCCAGTCAACCTTTAATAAATACGACCTTACTTACCGGAGATTACAGGAATTCTTAAAGGTCAAGAAACGGAAGAACGACATTTTACTTAGTCAGGTGGACAGAAATTTCGTGATGGATTTTGAGACCTACCTGAAGACTGAATAGAAACTCGATACGAACTCGTCAGAAAAACTGATGCGCATCTTCAAGCGTATTACGACAATGTGTTTTAAGGATGGGAAAATGTCCCGGGATCCGTTCTGTAACTACAAACTTAAAAAGGTTAAAAAAGACAGGGGCTATCTGACTAAAGCAGAATTGGAACGCATTATCGATTTCGAACCGGACAACAAACGACTCGAAAAGGTTCGTGATATTTTCGTATTCTGCTGCTTCACCGGTTTCGATTACTCCACGACCGCTACATTAACCGATAAGAATATAGCACAAGACGACGAAGGCGATATATGGATCGAAACGCACCGGGTGAAAACCGGAACGCCGTCGAAAATCAAACTACTCGACATTCCGTTGTCGATCCTCAGAAAGTATGAACTAAAGCGAGACGGAAATTACTTGTTGCCGGTAATGAGCAACGCCAAGTACAATCTCTACCTGAAAGAGATCGCCGAACTGTGCGGAATTCAGAAGAACGTGACCTCGCACCTCGCGAGGCACACTTTTGCCACGACGGTTACTTACGCTAACGGAGTGTCCATCGAATCGATCAGCAAAATGCTCGGCCATACCAAGATCAGTACGACCCAGATCTATGCCAGGATTGTCGACAAAATCATCAGCGACGAGATGGATAAACTTGCTCGAACGCTAAACAACACGAAATTTAGTATGGGTTCTCAAACTAAATAATCTACGGATTACTATTCTTAAGATGTAATGTAACGTGTACTTCTATAGGTTAATTGCAGACGGCAGAGAAAGACAACAGCTCTGCCGTCTGATTTTTTTCTATCTTTTTCAAACTTTTGTCACGCACCCTCTCTATTATTAATATGAAACGGTTCGAATTACCGTACTACATTACTAACATCTAAATCCATTTATTATGGCTAAGACTAAAGCAACACAGCAAATTGTTTCTCCCGAGGTTATTAATATGATCCGGGATATAGACCGGAGTTTATTCGACAAAAGAGAGGAATTACATCTCGACCTTTTCCATATGAGTTATTACACAGGAGGCATGTCACTAACAAATCTAGCATCTCTCGAATGGTTTGATATCGACGATGGCGATATATTGGAGTGTACTCGGTTCCTTTATCCTTTATGCGATGGAATAGAGTTTGATCACAGACATATGGGTATTCTGAACAAATACGCATTGACTGATACTGATGACGATGGGTTCATCTTTCCTGTGGACGATGCAATAAAAACATCAGTTAAAGGATGGAAGAATCGTATTAACGCCATAGCCAGCGAAATCAACAAGACTCTACAAAAAGCAGTAAGTATACTCGGGTTGGATGTAAAGGTAACATTCCGGTCTGCCCGTTACAGCTACCTCCTGCTCTGTGCGCAGGAAGGAATTTCATTTCCGGAGGCCCTTAAATTTGCCGGAGGTTATGCAATAAGGGCATATGACTATTATGAGAACCGAATTCAGCCATATTTTACGGTATTAAAGCAAGTTTCGAATGCACTTCACTATAGTTCTGCAGAAACAAACAGAAAATTAGTGAATTAAAATAGGTGATTTTGGCAGTTTGAGTGATTAGACATATTTTAGTCGAATAAGCAAACTTCAGTTTTTATATGTCATTTGGGAACAAAGCAATTTAATTTGATATATCAGATTAGAAGCGGTGAGCAGATTCTGTTACACCGCTTTTTTTGTGAACATATGTCATTGGAACCTGAAGTAAACTTATGGTAAAATAATGTCAAACTAAAAATCAATGCTATGTTTACAATTAATGTTAAAGGATATCGGAATCCCCGTGACCTGGAGATGGTCAAACTCAAACTAATCTTCTTTAAAACCGGCTATGCCCGGGTTCCAAAAATTATCCCGATATCCGGGCGGTATGATGATTGGAACCCTAAACGACAGTTGTTTGACGGAAATACAAAGGATATATATGAGCGCAATCAGCTTATCTTGAAAGAAAAATTTAAATACCGGAAAATTGCAGAGAAATGGGAGTCGGATGGCAAAGACTGGATTCCCAAGGAGCTATCTCATTATTATGAACAAGACAGCAAAAAATCAATTCATTATATTACGGTTTCGGATATGCTTGATAACATAGTTCAGCAGTTTTGCTGCCAAGAGAGATATAAAAATGGACATGTGTTAACAAGCTATTCCACTGCTAACAAATATAAGTGCCTTAAAAATATTCTTTGTGAATTTACCCAGAAAGTTTATCGAAAGAAATTCAGTAAATACCATTTTAGGGATATAAACGAAGTATTTCTTACGGACTTTGTGCAATATCTTAAGAAAAGGGCTTCGTTGAATGGTAATGCAGGCGGAATATCTGAAAAACTCAAAACCCTGCATGCCACTTTTACCTTTGCCAGGCGACAAGGTGTGTTAAACGTGAGAATGTCGGCTTTCGATCCTGTCAGAAAGAAACTCAAACGGCAGCCTGTTATTCCCAAAACCATTTCCCATAAGACTGTTAACACGATAGAGCAAATGGATACGTCATGGTTATCATAGAAACAAATGATAGACAGGGATCTTTTTCTGTTCAGCTTATATGCGGGCGGCATGTCCCCCGTCGATATTTGTTTCCTGAGACACCGTTGCATAAAAGAAGATGTGATTGTCTATGAGCGCATCAAATGCGACAAGATAGCCCGGCCTGTACTATTAGACAAAGCTAAAGTGATTATTGAAAAATACCGGAACCCCAAGTCAGAATATATATTTCCTGTATTTACCCGTAAACACAATACTACAAAAAAGATGCAGGGAAGAGTGCGTAGGTTATCTCATAATGTTAATAATACTCTAGCCTGTATTTGTGAGAATCTTGGGATTAAAGAGAGTGTTAAATGGAATATGGCAAGGTCATATTTCATATCAAAAATGGTTGATGAAGGATATCAGCCGTTGCAAATAGCAGAATAGACCGGTAACAGTCCGCAAACGATCCACAGGTTCTACTATTCCCATACAAATAAAGAAAAACTACGGCAGAATATGAATAAGGTTTTTTAGTGCAGCAGCCAGTGGTATTTTAAATGACGCTATTAATTCACCATTTAACACATTGATATTATAACCCAAACCAACTCTGCTCCGAGTATCGTTGTACATGGAGCTATGAGTGTATAGTTCTAATTTTTCCTCTCCGGTTACACAAAACACTACATCCAGCCATCTTCGCAAACTATTACCCGGATCTTATCTTCGATCCCTAACCTGGAGCAAACTTTCTTGAGTGTTTCGTTAACCGACGCTGTGACGTATCGCATCCGATTATATCGGCCTGTTATGGATTGCACTTTTTTTGAATACAGGAAAAACATAATCTCTGAGTTTTAGTTATACCCATAACAAAGCAACTCAGAATATAGCCGGAAGGGTTTTGAGCGAAAACAAAAGATATTCACTTTTTTGCGAACATCATATAATAATCACAATTTTTGTATTGTTATGACAACAACAGCCAATAAAATTGATCCTTACTATCCGATTCATCCGGGGGAGATAATCAAAGACGAATTAGAGTTCCGAGGTATTTCGCAGCGTAAGCTGGCTGACAGGATCGGCGTTTCTCATACTCAACTCAATGAAATACTGAATTGCAAACGTCCAGTAAGTAGCGAAATCGCTCTATTGCTCGAAGCTGCGTTAGGCCTTGAGCCGGAGGCGTTGGTTGATATGCAGACCCGCTATAATTTGCAGACTGCTCGGAGGGATCCAACGCTCACACAGCGATTGGAAGACATCCGGAATATATGCGCTTCGCAGGTATAACCGACATACAAATAGTGACAAATAGAGTTTCGCGGCAGATTTTTTACTAAAGAGCATCAGAAACAAAAGCCGTGTCCGGTTGTTAATCCATCAGACACAGCTTGACTGTTTTTAGTCTGCTTTATTTCTTCCCGTTTGGGCTTGTGCGATCTGCATGAACCGTATTATAAGATGAATATTATGACCTGCAAAACAACCATGTCAAGAGTGCGAATATAACCATTGCGATCACGTTGCCCATCACAGGGTCCTTCCAAATTTTTTTAATGTTTTCCCTAAAGGCTATATATATTCGACCTTTGTTCTTGACCCTTTTTTCTCTCATTTTTTGATTTATTTTAATTCAATTATAAAACTGGAGTTCATTTTCAGTCAGCGTTTTAATAATAAAAAGATAAGTCCCGTAAGAACTTCCTTTTTAATATATATAGCAGCCACCACCATAAAGCACTTATTTAGCGAAAGTTATATGCTGTTTGGTAGTACGGGTTGCAGCATCTAAAATGGCAGCGTATTTTGACACTTTCTTTCTCCTTAAGTGAACTGATTCTTACCCAATTGATATAGCCCTACTGCTTTCGCATATCATACTTTCTTTTTACACACATAAACATTATTTACTTCGGATATCCCGCAAAATAAAATCCCCATCATTATGATGAGGATTGAAAGATAGGTTATATGTGACAATCTAGCGAAAATAAGTCCACTTTGCAACCAAGAAACAGAAGTTTGAAATGCAAAAAGTTATCTTAAGTAGCCAAGAGGTCTGCCAGTTTATGATGATTAGCGAGCGGACGCTGCAACGACTGATCAAGCAACATCGGTAATGTTCACCCTCAAAAAATAAAAATCGACGGTGTGGGTGAAAATATTTGTTAATTTTGTCCCTGCCAATGAAAACACTATACATCGAACAATCAGTCTGTATGCATCTCATTATTAAGGTGTGTATGACTTGATATACCCAATTCTGAACTTATCGAAACGGGGATGTCATCGGATATCCCCGTTTTTTGTATTTACATAATTCAAAACAAACTTATCTATGGACAACAATTTACCCCATAGCAGCCATTACGCAACAATCTCATTTGATCTGGAAGATCCCGAAGCGGAAAAGAAATTGAAAAGAATGCTTAATGTTGACGATTACATCTCTGTACTCTTTAATTTTAAAACCGATGTCCTTCGAAAGTATTTTAAATACGAAGAAGGTAATAAAGTCCGGTTTAAACCTCGGGGAGCGACCGAATATAAAGAGATTGAGCTTGATTACGACACGATGGAATATATCGAGGATATCTTCTATTCACTAATGGCAGAGTACGAAATCAATCTCGACAAACTTACCTATTAGCGGTTTGAACATATTTATATAGCATAATATTTCATATCTTTACGTTCAAAATATTTCGTTTTAACGCACGCCACCATGAACAGAATAAAGGAAGTGCTTGAAGAAAAAGGGATTAAACAAACATGGCTAGCCGAACGGTTGGGCAAAAGTTTCAGTATCGTAAATGCGTACGTATGTAACCGACGCCAACCCAGCCTGGAATTGCTATTCGAAATAGCTAGGTTACTACAAGTAGATGTGAAGGATTTAATTGCTAGTGAGGTTAAATAATGAAATTTCGCATTGTGACATTCCGAACGATGAATAAATAATCCATATGAATAAACAACAACTTGCATCAAAGATTTGGGCATCTGCAAATAAGATGCGCTCTAAAATAGAGGCGAATGATTATAAAGACTACATTCTTGGTTTTATTTTCTATAAATTTTTGTCCGACAAAGAGGAGGCTTATTTAAAAAGTAACGATTGGACAGAAGAGGCATTGAAGAAGCTGACGGAAGAAGATGCGGATGCGATCGAGTTTTGCCAAAAGAACTTGGGTTACTTTATTTCATACGAAAATCTATTCTCTACTTGGTTAGGCAAGGGCAAAGACTTTGGTGTTGCTAACGTGCGTGATGCGATCTCGGCATTTAACCGTCTGATTAGTGAAAACTACAAACAAATTTTTGAAAATATCTTCGATACTCTCCAGACCGGCCTTAGTAAATTAGGGGATAGTGCAGGCTCCCAAACCAAGGCCATTAATGATTTGATTCAGTTAATTAAAGATATACCTACCAATGGTAATCAAGACTATGATGTTTTAGGCTTTATCTATGAATATTTGATTGGCAACTTTGCCGCCAATGCCGGAAAGAAAGCCGGGGAATTCTATACGCCGCACGAAGTGGCGATTTTGATGTCAGAGATAGTAGCTAACCATCTTAAAGACAAAGAAAAAATTGAGATATATGACCCTACGAGTGGTTCTGGGTCGTTACTTATCAATATCGGCCGGTCAGTTGCAAAACATATTAGCAATAAAGATAATATCAAATATTACGCACAGGAGCTTAAGGAGAATACATACAATTTGACCCGTATGAATCTGGTGATGCGTAACATTTTGCCGGATAATATCCTAACACGAAATGCCGACACGCTCGAAGAAGACTGGCCATATTTCGACGACACAGACCCTGAGAGAACTTATAATCTAGTTTATGTAGACGCTGTGGTTTCTAATCCGCCTTATTCTCAGAACTGGGATTCTGAAAATAAAGAATTTGACCCGCGATATGAACGCTTTGGGTTAGCGCCAAAAGGTAAGGCTGATTACGCATTTTTGTTACATGACCTGTACCACGTCAAGCCGAATGGAATAATGGCCATCATTTTACCTCATGGGGTGCTGTTTCGTGGTGGAGAGGAGGAAAAAATCCGCAGAAACTTGATTGAGGAAAACCATATTGATGCGATTATTGGGCTTCCTGCAAATATATTCTTTGGCACGGGCATCCCAACTATCATTATGATCCTGCGCCAAAAGCGAGAGAATACAGATGTATTGATTGTAGATGCATCAAAGGGTTTCGTGAAGGAGGGCAAGAACAATAGGCTGCGTGCTCGCGATATTAAAAAAATAACCGATGCGGTGATTAATCGTACGGACGAGCCGAAGTTTTCTCGCAAAGTAGAACGTGATGAGATACGAAAGAATGAATACAATCTAAACATTCCTCGTTATGTAGACTCTTCGGACGATGCGGAGTCGTGGGATATCTATGCTTCGATGTTCGGAGGTATTCCGAATTCGGAAATTGATGGATTGTCTAAATTTTGGGACGCATTCCCATCGTTGAGAAATCAAATATTTAAGAGCGATGATACGCCTTATTCGTCCTTGGCCGTAGAAGATATAAAACAGACAATCACCGACAATGTCGATGTGAAAAGTTTTATCAGCCAATTCAATGGTGCGTTCTCTGATTTTTCGTCATACCTATATCGTGAGTTGATCGAAAATATGTTGACGGTCAAGGTAGCACAAGAAGAAAACCAGATTAGTGAGGATATTTTCCGTTGCTTGACTAATATACCTTTGATTGACAAATACCAAGCTTACCAAGTGTTAGATGACCAATGGTCTAAAACAGCAACCGATTTGGAAGTTATCCAGACCGAAGGTTTTGAGGCTACTCGCAAAGTAGATCCCAATATGGTGATTAAGAAAAAAGACGGTAAGGATGTCGAGGTGCAAGATGGATGGATTGGGCGCGTGATTCCGTTTGAGTTGGTACAGCAAACTTTATTGAAAAAAAGAACTGGATGAACTCAAGCAAAAGGAGGCAGAACTGGAGGCCGTTGTTGCTCAATACCCCGAAATCATAGACGAGATGAGTGAGGAGGAGAAAGAGGGTGACTATCTGAACGATGATAATACCGCTTTTGTTCCTGCCAAGGTAAAAGCTTACTGTAAAGATGCTAATATCTTCGGGTATGATAATGAGCTTACTACGAAGATAAAGCGTGTACATACGCTTATCGAAAAAGAGAAGAAACTGAGAAAAGAGGTTAAGGAAAAGACCTGGGCATTGCATATGCTGACCAAGGAGACTATCGAAGGACTTTCAGACGAAAATGTACTTATGCTCCTCGACCTTAAATGGATTCAGCCGTTGTGTAGCTCATTGGCAGTGCTTCCTGTAGGAGTTATCAACGACTTGGTTGGGCGCACGAAGGTTCTTGCGGAGAAATATGCAGTTACTTATGTCGAGTTAGAGTCCCAAATTCGGGAATCGGAAAAGGCTCTCTCTGCACTTATTGACGATTTAGAGGGCAATGAGTTCGATATGCTTGGTCTTCGTGAATTTCAAAAATTATTAGGAGCGGATGACAATGGAAAATAAGAAAAGCGCTCCTGCTATCCGATTTAAACGGTTTACTGGCAACTGGAGATCGAAGAGGTTTGATAAAACTTTTTCGATGCTTTGCAATAACACATTATCTCGTGCAGCTTTGAGCTACGAGAAAGGCTCCACAAAGAACGTACACTATGGTGATGTTCTTATTAAATTCGGAGAATACACAGATGTTACTCGTGAGGATATCCCATATATCTCAGATGATAAAATAGCAGATAAATATATAACTTCACGACTACAAGATGGTGATATTGTATTTGCGGACACAGCGGAAGATGCTACGGCAGGTAAATGTACAGAGTTGTTTAACGTACAACAACAGCCTATTATATCAGGACTTCATACTATACCGTGTCGTCCTTTATTCCCGTTCTCAACGAGCTATCTTGGCTATTTCTTGAACTCATCTGCATATCACAATCAATTATTACCACTGATGCAGGGGACAAAAGTGGTAGGGATTTCAAAAACAGCAATAAAAGATACATGTGTTTCTTTTCCAGAGGATGCAGACGAGCAGAGGGCAATAGGCAATTATTTTCAGGATATTGATAAGCTTATAAATACAAGTCAGACGAAACTTGACAAGCTAAAAAATATCAAGAAGGCATGTCTTGAAAAGATGTTTTCACGCAAGGGATCAAATACTCCAGAACTTCGATTTAAGGGTTTCAAGAAAACGTGGAAAGAGAAGAAGCTGGAAGATATTGTTGATGTTAGAAGTGGAAGAGATTACAAACACTTAGTTGACGGTAATATACCTGTATATGGAACAGGTGGCTATATGTTAAGCGTTAATGCCGCCCTGTCATATGACGAGAATGCTGTAGGGATTGGAAGAAAAGGAACCATAGATAAACCATATATTCTATATGCCCCGTTTTGGACTGTAGATACATTATTTTATGCTGTACCAAGAAAAAACAATGACTTAAACTTTATATATAATTTGTTTCAGCAAGTTGATTGGCGAAAGAAGGATGAATCAACAGGAGTCCCTAGTTTATCCAAAGTAGCTATTAATTCTATTGTCATTAACACAGCAGGTTATACTGAACAACAAATAATAGGTGTTTTTTTCGAAAACCTAGATGACATAATTGTCAAGATAGACAAGCAAATCAATAAACTCAAAAACATCAAAAAGGCATGCCTTGATAAGATGTTTGTAACCGGGGAGGATTAACTTATGACATCATTTGACAACGAATTGAAATTTGAGGCGGCTCTCATTGAGCTGCTACACACAAGATACGGTTGGGAAAAAGAGGTGCTCGTAAATCCGACTGAAGAGCAGCTAATCGCTAATTGGGCGAAGATACTTTTTGAAAATAACAGAAGTGTCGACCGTCTGGGGGAATACCCATTGACAAATGGCGAAATGCAGCAGATTATAGAACAAATAAACACGTTGCGTACTCCCTTGCGCTTAAATGGCTTTATCAACGGCAAAACAGTATCTATAAAACGAGATAACCCCAACGATACCCAGCATTTGGGCAAGGAGGTGAGCCTGAAGATATACGATCGCCATGAGATTGCCGCAGGGCAAAGCCGCTACCAAATAGCAAAGCAACCCAAGTTCCCTACTTCATCGCCACTAAAGAGCGATCGCCGTGGAGACCTGATGCTGCTTATCAACGGCATGCCGCTTTTTCACATTGAACTCAAAAAGAGCGGTATTCCCATCAGTCAAGCCTGTAACCAAATCGAGAAATATGCTAATGCGGGTATTTTCTCGCAAGGTTTGTTCTCGCTAGTGCAGATATTTGTGGCGATGAATCCTGAAGAGACGCTATACTTTGCCAATCCAGGCGCGGACGGCAAATTCAATCCCGATTATTTTTTCCACTGGTGTGACTTTAACAACGAACCCATAAACGAATGGAACAAAATAGCCGACTGTCTTCTCTCTATCCCTATGGCTCACCAGTTGATAGGTTTCTATACGGTTGCCGACGACACCGATGGAGTACTGAAAGTAATGCGTAGCTATCAATACTATGCGGCGAGCGCCATATCGGATAAAGTAGCAAGTACACGATGGGCTGATAAAAACATCTACGGTGGTTATGTGTGGCATACCACTGGATCGGGTAAAACAATGACCAGTTTTAAGTCTGCCCAACTTATTGCCAACTCTAAGGATGCCGATAAAGTAATCTTTCTGATGGATCGTATTGAGCTGGGGACACAATCACTCATTGAGTACAGAGGTTTTGCCGACGATAGCGATTCAGTGCAAGAGACCGAGAATACCGAAGTGCTGATAACTAAACTTAAAAGCAATGCAGCTAGCGACACGCTGATTGTTACCTCTATTCAAAAGATGAGCAACATCCAGGAGGATGGCTCACGCAACGACCACGACATAGCCCTGATCAACAAAAAACGAATTGTCTTCATTATTGACGAAGCACACCGCTCTACGTTTGGCGATATGCTGATAACCATTAAAAAGACATTCCCTGCAGCCATATTCTTCGGTTTCACGGGAACGCCTATTCAGAAAGAGAACGAGAAAAAGAAAAATACAACCGCCACAATTTTCGGCAACGAATTACATAAATACAGCGTCGCCGATGGCATCAGGGATAAAAACGTATTGGGATTTGACCCCTACAAGGTTCTTACATACAAAGATAAAGACCTGCATCGAGTAGTAGCATTGGAGAAAGCCAAAGCCACTACTGAGGCAGAAGCTATTGCCGATCCTAAAAAGAGTAAGGTCTATTATAAATTTATGAATGACGTGCCGATGGCCGGCTCAACTGACAGTGCAGGCAACTACACGAAAGGCATCGAAGATTATATCCCTACCTCGCAATACGAAACCGAAGAGTACCGAAGTGCGGTAGTAAATGACATCTTTGAGAACTGGACTACAATTAGTCGCGGAGGAAAGTTTCACGCCATATTTGCCACAAGCAGTATTCCTGAAGCCATCGAATACTACAAACTGATTAAGAGCTTGAAACCTGATTTCAAGGTAGCGGCTCTATTTGACCAAAGCATTGATAATAATGGAAGCGGCACGATCAAAGAAGATGCAATAGTCGAGATGCTTACGGATTATAACAAAAGATACGGTAAAACATTTACCATACCTACTTTCAGAAAGTATAAAAAGGATGTCGCGCTTCGTCTTGCACACAAGGATCCATATAAACACATTGAGAATACTCCCGAAAAGCAGTTAGATCTACTTGTTGTTGTGGATCAGATGCTGACAGGTTTCGACTCTAAATGGGTTAACACCCTATATCTGGATAAGTTAATGCAGAATGAAGGTATAATACAAGCTTTTTCAAGAACGAACCGTCTGTTTGGTCCCGAAAAACCGTTTGGCACGATCCGTTACTACCGCAAGCCTCACACGATGGCACGAAACATAGAAAGTGCTTTCAAATTATACTCAGGCGATAAACCGCCTTTTTGCCGATAAACTCGAAAAGAATATCCGAACGATGAACTCCATCTACCAAGATATTGTTGAACTTTTTGAGGCGGCGGGAGTCGAGAATTTCGAGAAACTTCCTGATACAGATGCAGAAAAGGCTCAATTTGCAAAACTGTTCAAACAGTTCAATGACTTCCTCGAGGCTGCAAAAATACAAGGCTTCGATTGGAATAAGAAAGTTTACACTTTTAAACATGAGGATGGCACAAAAAGAACGGTGCGTCCTACACTGGATAAAAATACATATCTAATACTTGCACTTCGTTATAAAGAATTGTTTAATAGTCCCGGTGGAGGAGTAAGAGTTGGGGATGTGCCCTATGACATCGATACCCACCTGACAGAGATCAATACGGGAGCTATAGATGTGAACTATATGAACTCTCGCTTTGACAAGTGGCTCAAGTCACTTCACTCTGACGAAGCAACGGAAGATGTCAAGAAAAAACTCCTCGCCGACCTACACAAAACTTTTGCGACACTAACACAAGAAGAACAAAAATATGCCAATATATTCCTCCACGATGTGGAGCGTGGCGATGTAACAGTACTAGATAGTAAGAAAACACTGCGAGATTACATTGCAGAGTATCAGGAGAATGCAAAAAATGACCGGATTCGGAAATTTGCAACAGCAGTCGGTGTCGATGAAGCGATGCTCAGGACATTCCTGAATCTCCACGTAACCGAAGATAATATCAACGAATTTGGTCGATTTGATGAACTTAAAACATCTGTTGATCGAAATATAGCAAAGGTTTACTTCGAAAGAATCGAAAATACAACGATTCCACCACATAAAATTCAAATGAAGATAGATAATATTCTTCGGCGATTTATTTTTATGGGCGGTTTTGATATTGAATAAGGTATATTTACCATTGTTATAATGACATATGCCAAGCATAATCGGGTATTATTGGGCACGTAAATACTAGAATCTTAAAAAATCAGATAATGAAAATCGATAACAACAGGGGAATTGTCTACGTTCTAACTAATTCAGCAATGCCTGGCTTGGTTAAAATCGGCATGACAACACGTGATAGCATTGATGCCATGATGAAGGAGCTTTACAGCACCGGCGTGCCTGTTCCTTTTGATTGTTCATACGCATGTGAGGTCAAGGTTTCCGATTGTGCCAAAATTGAAAAGGCCCTGCATACTGCTTTGGGATCGAATAGGATTAATGCGAATCGAGAGTTTTTTAGTATTAAACCGGAGCAAGCGACAGCCATACTTGAGCTCTTTGATCGGAAAGACATTACGAGCGAGGTTAGTGCTGAAATCGAAAATGATTTAACTATCGACGACAAGGTTGCAAGTGAAAAGATTAAATACACTCGTCGTCCTCCGATGAATTACAGAGAAATGGGGATAGAATTAAATTCGCTTTTAACGTTCGTTAAAGATCCGACTATCCAAGTAATTGTAGTTGGGGATCGGAAAGTGTCGCTAGATGGAGAAGAGTCATCATTAACGGCTGTAACAAAAAAGCTCTTAGGAATCTCTTATGAACTTCAACCCACTTCTTATTGGGAGTATGAAGGGAAAAATCTTCGCGACATCTATGATGAGACATATACGATAGAAGATTAAAAAAATGGTCTACTATTTCGCTTTTATTTCCGTAATGCACCATAATTGCATCATTACAGAAATAAAATGATGATAAAATGGGAATTCTGCAAAAGCAAGAAATTAAATTAACGGCTGTGATTCGGCAGATAAGTGCCTTTTATGGTTCGGTGCGGAATTCGCCCGCAAGGATACTATAAAATTCAAAAGGAAGGGCCTGACTGAAAACCCAACCGTAGTCTGGGAAAAACGGCAGAAGATCAAAAATAGCTAAGAAGCAAGCCGGTCAGTCAACCCATGACCTTGACATAAATCGGGATTTTAAAGCAACTGGAACTACCTTACTTGCATTAATTCCAGAATGTTTAACAACTGAAATCTAATTCCGGAAATGTATTCCACTTTAGAGGCATGGAAATGAGCATAAAACCACGTAGACAATGGATGGTTATCGACTTTGAGGTGTTCGTATATTTCATCCATAACTTTGCCCTCATAATCAAGATCGGCTGAAAGGGTATTGTCTTGTTCGAGCCAACCCTCAATGCCGGATTTGGTTGTTGGAAAACAAAAGGACGGGGCAGTATGTGTTATTACGGTATTTATTTTAAGTCCGTCGGTTTTAATTTCAGACAACTTCTCCGGAGCATATACTGGAATTTCGTCCTTCCAATAGTAAGTAACCGTTCTATTTTTCAGTTTTGCCAGCCCCATTTGGGTTTCCCGGTACTCCCGGTCTATCGAAACAGCGCCGCCGATACATAGTATATTGTTTCCGGAAAACTGTATGACGCAATAATCCGGAATAGTCTTCATACGAGGGTAGTCGATTAGTCGATTTTCGAAATAATCAGGATTGTCGTGATTGCCACGCATCAGAATCAGCATGCAGTTCAATTTAACCAGAGTCAGCTCCAGCTTTTTGTAAAGTTGCTCGTAATAAGCCGGTTTCTCGAAACCTATGCCGCAGTCGCCGGCAACCAACACAACAGCATCCTCTATTTGCTTGCGCTTTAGTTCGTATAGCAAGGTTTTGAACTCGCCGTGGATATCCCCACAAACGAGAAATTTTTTATAGGTATCGAAACTATTATAAATAATCATATACAGATAGTTGTAAAATAAATGGTGTTAGGAGTAAATTCACTTTCCTCCGAGCAATCCGGTATATCCTTCAAACTTTTATTTGCGATAGTTTAGAAGATAAACCTCTCGTTAACCGGTCTCTATCAGTTATTCATTCTTGTATCTGAAACTCTCGAAACTGACATCCTCATCTAGTTGTTCCCAATGAATTCCTATCGACGAAAGTCTAAACGCGGTGCGTTGAACCTCTGTGGCACCTGCCAATCGTGGATACCATTTGAGAGACTGGCTCAACTTTTCTCCATTATAGGTTTCGATGAAAATACGATCATCGGCAAACCATACTTCTTTAACGCTCATAGTTGGCATACGACATCTCCTTTATACTACAAATATAAGTAAGAACCTAGAAACAAGTTGCTGATTCATTATCGGGACGTTTTTTTCTTAAAAATACAGCTATAAGATAGGAATAATTTAGGAATAAGCAACTTGCGCACTTTTTGCCACAAGTGAGGTAATGACTTGGCAACGGTCATAAATTCTGCGATGTGCAGTACATTGCTGTCAAACAACTCTATGCAAAGGTAACATATATTTTCGACAAACGAAATGCAATCAGTATTTTATTGCCGTTTCCCTTCCAATTTTCCTAATCGCATTACTATCGAGGTTTGACTTCTGCCCATTTTCTCGGCTATGTATTTTATACTTTTCCCTTCATGATAAAGGGTAAGCAGAAAATTATCCGCACTGCGTGTCCACTTTTTGTTGGCGTTTGGATGCTTGGCATAACTTTCTTCCGTGATTTTTTCCGGATGCAAGAATTCGTCCACGAAAACGGAAGGAAAGCGTCTGTCATACAGTATATAGGTCTTTACTTTAGCTCTGGTAATGGCTACATAAAACAGCCTGCGTTCTTCTCCGTATGGATATTGGTCGCTTTTTGTCAAGACATAATTAAGCACAGGGTCATCGCTTACAAGTGAGGGAAACCCGTATGTGTCCTTGTTGCATTGAAGAATTATCACATAGTCTGCTTCAAGTCCTTTGGATTTATGAACGGTCAGAAACTCTATTTTCCTGTCTCCGATGATATAGAAAAAGCGATTACCCTCTTTCACGGATTTATACATGAACGACAGGTAATAATCGTCAAAGGAATATCTCCCTAACAAAAAGACTGATTTGTCTAATGGAATTGACGCGACCAATTGTCCGATAACATTGCAATAATCTCGTCTTTCATAATCGCAAAACTGTAATTCTGTTTTAACTTGTGGGTTAAAAGGATGGATGTTCTTTTTAATTTGGGCTTCGTTGCGTTGGATAAATTGCGAGGACAGGCTGACTAAAGGCTCTCCAAACCGATATGTTGTTTCAATCTTATTGATTTCTGTCTGGCCGAAGTAATCTGAAAACTGATTGAAAAGTGCCATGTCGCTCCCCGAAAAACGATAGATGGACTGCCAGTCATCGCCCACACAATACAACTTGGGGGGTGGATTTCCCTCTCGCAATACTTTTAAGAAGTTGTAACGGTCAACTGATATGTCTTGAAACTCATCCACAATGATATAATCATACTTCACAGGATGGGAGGAACGACAAATGTCGGTAGCTTGCAGAATTGCATCCGTAAAATCTATTTGGTTGATGTTCGCCAATTCTTCAATATACCGTTTATAAACGGGCTGAAAGATGTTTTTGATAATGAACGTACTGCGTTCGTCCCCTGCGTTTTTAGTTTGCCTTAATACTTCATCTACAGATTTGCAACTTGACTTTATCAATGTCACGAAAGTCACGACAAGGCGGATAAAAGCCTTCTCATGCTTGCTGTTCGGGGGAAGAACCATATCGTATAATTCTGCATCTGTTTTCTCTTGGATGGAAACATCAGCCTTTTCCAATAAGGTTTTCAACTTCTCCCGAATATCGGAATAATGAAAGTCTGCACTTGAAGTTGTCAACAGCTTAGTGCTGAATTTCTCATGTGCCGCTTTTTTCCATGTTATGCCATCGTTGTACTTTTGGTTTGCTTCTTCATAGGTAATGCCTCTGTCTTTGGCAAACCATATAGGAACAAGCCCATGCTCGTCCACTCCAAAATGCTCTAAATATATTCGCTTTGTTTCTCCACCTTGTTCAAAATAAATGGAAAAATCCGGTTTGTATTGAGAGTGCATCTCGTCTACCAATGGATGCTCGTATGGCTCTTCATATCTGAATTTTACGCTAAGGGAAGATAGCGCAAAGCATATTTTCTGCTCTTGTTCACTCCGTACATAAACAGTTTTTCCGTCCATATCGGGAAACGTTGCTTTCAAACGCACCTCTTTTTGCTCTGAAAGTTGTTGCCTACGCTCATTCTTCCGCTTTTCCCACTCCTTTTCGGGCGTTTGATAATCAATGAAGTATTCTATTACGCTTTTCTTGAATTTCTTGTCGTTCAATAATTCATGGTAGATTTTCACGAAGAGCGCGTCCGTATTTTCATATATTGATGGCTTTTGTCCTGTTGTCTGTCCGATAATGTCAAGGGCAAGTTTGTGAAAAGTGTACCCTCGCAAACCAGCAATACCCATTCTTTCTGTTAATTCAGCGGCAGCCTTGTTTGTGTAGCTGATAAGGAGAATATTTTGAGGGTTGATTTTCTTTATTTCAGTCAAATACTTTACTTTCCCTACGATGGATGAAGTCTTTCCACTCCCTGCACTACTGACTACTAAACAATTTTCTTCTTCTGAAACGATTGAGCGTCTTTGTTGCTTGTCTAACGGATATTTTAGGCAATGGTCGAAAAACTCTTTATGCGTGTCAAGTAGAAATGTAATGATTCCCTCATTATGTTGTTTTACAAGTCTATTGATAGCCCCAAAGTCACTGATAAATTTGAATATGGTTTCAGATGGAGTGATATTAAAGGCTTCAAGTTTCTTAACAAGTGAATATGCTTCTTGAAAATGCGGCTTATAATGATTGACAAAATCTTTTTCTTGCGTTGCAGATATTATCTTCCCTGAAAAAGTGCTATTAAGGTCGGACGGAATATCAATAAATGCTCCGTTGTTTAATGCCGACAATCTTTCTCTTGCTTGCTCATAATTGGATTTATTGCTATAAGAAGATATGTGGTTTAACTTTTCAGAAAGTTCCTTGGACTTATTTTTTAGGCGTGTTCTTGTTATAGCTATATAACAAATTGAAATAGTTATAATACAAATTACCCCAATAAACAATGCCTGCATACTAAAAGAAAGATTTGCCGTTGATAAAGTTTACATTGTATAAAAGGTTAACGTGCCATGAAGGCACGCTAACTTTCTATTCTATTAAAAGACGGGAGTTACAGTAAAAAACTATCCTCCCTAAAATAATCTATTATATCTTCATCAGAAGTTGCTTCATCTACAGCTTTCAAGATTTTTGCAAAGTTCTCAAACTTATCAACTTCATAACCGCCACAAGTTGTAAACTCTTTATCGCAAAAGAAAATCATTTCTCCCGGAATGGTCATTGAGCCTGCGCCATTAAGACTCCTAAATCTATGACTTACCGCCCAACCTGTAAATTCACCTTTGTGATATTTTGCAACATTTTCTTTTAGAGAAACAAGTTGTTCTGAAAGTTTCTTGGTATATTTATCCAAATCAGATTTGGCTTCTTCTTTCTCTTTTTTTGCCCGCGCATATTCTCCACGAGAGTATTGAGAAGAATATCCATTAGGAGCAAAAATATCCATAGAAGATTCTGCGGATTCGACTTTCATTTTACATCTGTTTATTTTAGACATCAAATCTTTGATGTCCTCACTAATTTTCATAATAGGTTCAATAGTAGTTACATCAATGAACATACTATCAACTTTTGTTGATATTGGTTCATAAGAATCTGGGTGATAGAGATAGTCTTTAAGCGTCTCTTTAACCAACTTCTCAGCTTTTTCCTCGTTAGAGAGTGTGCAAGAAGTCATAACTAATGCAACTGCACAGGATAGTAAGGTAATAACATTTTTCATAATGTTCACTATTTTAATGATAATTATTGACACTTATCCAAAACACGAAGCGTGGCACTGCGATGCTACGTCTTAGTTCGGAGGTCCTGAGAAAACCCTGTGTACAGATGTAGTAATAGCAGCCCACGCTATAGCGTGAGAACCACTATGCTACCCTTGTACACAATTCAGAAATTTCTCAGGTTTCCGTTCTACAAGATAAGCATAACGCTTCTTCTTTTTCTATGTTTCGGAAAGGGCTTCCCCAATCCAATTGCAAAAGTAGCTAAAATCCTTGATAAATTCCTTTCATTGAATGATTTTCTTTACTTTTTGAGACTGTTTGAGCGGGATTTATGCGCGTGCATTAAATTTTCATCCCATTACTTTGCTTTTGGGTAGTAATCCCCAAACCGTTTCTCCATTCATGCGCCTTCTGCCGGAACCATTGCACAAGCGGAATATCATTCACGCATATTCGGAAATGTCCAGTTCTGCTTTTATCTTCTTCAAACGAGAAAGCCGCACCTTCTGCATGGAATTTACGGTTAAATTCGGGTGAATAAAAATCACCCTTTAACTTCACCTTCTTCAACTTGCACAATTCTTGGATTATCTGTTCGGAGAAGTGCAACGTATTACGACAGAAGTCTATCAGGGGCAACAATTTATCCACATGAGGAAAGTATCGTTTTACCTTGTCTATATACTCACCGAACTTGCTGCATTGGGTTTGGTGTTCACATTCCATCTGCTTGATACGTTGCTCTAACCTTGCATTTTGATTTTCAAGTTCCGTTATGCGATGCTGAAACCCTTCCCTTTCCGCTTTCAACTTTCCACCGCCTAAAAGAGAACCGACCTTTGCCACGAGTGCGGCTTTCGCCTCAGTCTTAGCGGCTTCCAGTTTTTCCGACTTGATTCCTTGCTTCACCTCGTCAAGTTTCTGTTCCGCCTGTTGTCTTTCCGTTTGCAACTGCTGCACATTGGCTTCAAGTTCTCCCGTCTGCCGCTTCAAATCACGGTAGTATTGGGCGGTGGTGGTATGCCGTGCCTCCGAGCCACGGATGCCACGCTGCAAGCTGTATTTCGCCATTGCCTCCGCGTAGCTGTCGTGATAGGCTGACAGCTTCTCACGTGTCAGTACGTCATCAGCGCACAGGCGAATGGCATCCGTTTTCTTACGGTAGGTGCGCTTGCCTTCCACCTGTTGCTTCTTTTTCGCTTTCCTGCGTTCGCCCGTTACAATCGGTACGACCGTAGCGTGGATGTGCGGCGTATGCTCGTCCATGTGCAGGACTGCCGAAACGGTATTCTCCCGTCCGAACGTGCGGTGCAACCATTGCAGGTTGTCCGCACACCATTCGTTCAGCCTACCCTCGTCCTGCACTTTCATCATGTCCTCATGTGTGCCCGAAAGCACGATGCGGATTGCCCTCACTTGGTCGGGCGTTATCTTCCTCTTGATGCCTGCCGTGCGGATACGGTGGTTGATCGCCTCGGTACGGTTCGTCACGCCATCGGGGAAGTCCACCAGCTCACGGTTGAGGCAGGTGCGTGTAGGGTCGGCGTTCTTGGGTATGGTCTTGCGTTCGATGTGGTCGGACGCTCCCGTGTCCGCCGAGCCTTTCGCCTTGTTGAATTGGATGCTTATGTATCCCATGTTCGTCTTTTGTTTTTATAGGTTATACAAACTTGTTTGTTCATGCCCGTCCGCTGCGGTCGTGCCGCATGAAAACGGGGGTGTCCAGAGGGGTGTAACCCCGTTGGCTCATTGGGGCGTTTTTAGCATTAGCGCAGCGGTGCGTGAAGAAAACGCCCTAATGAGCTATGGCTTTTCCGTTCCTCAAAATCCGCTACGCTGTCGGTAGTTGCCGTATGTTTTTCCCTCTTTCGCCAGTTTGGGATGGTACGTCATGCCGTCATGTTGCCATGTCTGCTTGTCGGGATGATGTCATGTCGGCATACGTACCTACTTGGAATGTCCAACCGTTTCCCTGCGGACTTGTTGAGGTATGTAAAAACGTTGAACCGTTGAGAATGGATGGTAACACATTGAAACATTGTGTTATACATATTCAACTTATCCTCAACAAACACATAATGCACAACAAACGACAGCGAAAAGAAAAAGTGATGGCAGAACCGGATACTGCAATGTTTCCTCTTCATCGTCCGTTTGGCGTTGTTGGTTTTCTGTTGAGCCTGTATTTTGCTATATATCAACATCATATTATATCTATTCAACAATTCAACAGAATATCAGAGGCTCTCCAGCAGTACTTTTGTCACAGTGTAATACCTGCCCACGTCTTTACGGGTATGATAGCGTCCGTCACCGCCATACACGTAGGTGGTATAGGTAAGCCCGTTGGGTGCCGGTGATAGTTTCCAGCACTCCTGCAACACTTTACGCACCTGCGGCTTCTCCGCCTTGACCTGCGAACACAGCAACAGGGGGATGATGTCGTTTAGGCAGAATGACACCGTTTCCACCTCCATCTTCGCCATGATGTCAAGCAGCAAGTCTGCCATCTCAATCTCCAGACGGTTACGGTTGCTGCGGATTATCTTCCGCAGGGCTTCCGTCTCAATCAGCTTCGGGGCAAACCACATACGGCTTTCTTTTTTCGTTGACAACTCCCTATGGATAAGGAAGTACAGGAAAGCGGGGATTTCATCCTTCAGCTTTTGCAGGAAATCGGTGTCATCACACTGCAACCGTCCTATCTTGCGTACCCAATAGCGTGTCTCGCCTGCATCTATGATAACGGGCAGATGCTCGTTGTTGGAACACAACACGAACTTGGCGAAGAAACCTATTTCGTTACGGTCTTTGCCTTTGGCTTCCACCTTATAGGACAATGTAGTACTGAGGTTCTTCAACCGTTCACTGTCCTCCCTGCGGTTGAGCAGTACTTCATCCACCATGATGAGCAGTTTCCCTGTCCAATCGGAATTGAACTGGCTGCGGAAGTCCTCGTTGGTATTGAACGTCACATTGTCTTTAAAGATGGCTTTCAGGAAGTTGAGGAACGTGCTTTTGCCCGTGTTCCGTTCTTCGGACACGAACAGCAGGATAGGAAGTTTCTGAATAGGATAAAGGTAGAGCAGTTGCAGGTAGTCCATGCCCAACTCGTATTGCTCCCCGAAGATGTGTTCCACCAACGAGCGGATGCAGGGGAAGCCGCCTTCCTGCGGTCGGTGTCCTATCGGCTCGTAGAGGTTGAGGAACTTTCCGACTACGGGCTTGTAACCCACATGGTCGGGGACGGTACAGAAACCGTCATACTTCGGCACGGTCGCCATGCGGTCTTTGCCGTAGTCCTGCCTCAATGTCTCGGAGTTCCATGCGATGCGTTTCTTCACACAGCCCCCGTCAATCAGTGGCTGGTCAACAATCTTGTAGAGGGTTGTCCCCACGCGGATGAATTCGTCTTGTTCTGCCATAGGCTTTGCTTGGTTTTATGCCGCCGACAGCAGTGTCGGCAACAGGTTAAACAATCGGATGCAAAGCTACGGTATAATGCTTAAAACCTTGATACGCAAAACGAAGCGGAATGGCGCAATCGTAACCGACAGACGAGAAAATGCAGAAAAGCACATAAGAAAATGTGCAGCAAAACAAAAAAATAAAGCCCGAAGAAGCATTCCCTTGTCGCTTCTTCGGGCAGTTAGCGTAGGTACGTACCCACGCTCTAACACTCGCACATCGGTCTGTCAATTGACACCCACAGGACTTGTCTTTCTTTTCGCCCGTACAGCCTTTCCAGCAGGGTATCGCGCACCATTGCCGCACATGGGGTATTGATGCGGAATGCAATTGCCACGACCATAGGCAGGGCGTACACTTCCATGCCGTAGCCGTCGGGCAAACGGATATACCGTTCTGCCTCATGTCGTTTCAGCACTCCACTTTTATATACGGCTCGGATGGCGGCACGGAGTGTTGGGGCGATTGTACCCAACAATGAGGACTGCTCTGCCTCTGTCATCCATACATTTGTAGAAGTGGGTATAGTCACTCTACCGTACTCATTCATCGTAATAATGCCCCGTTCCATAATCAAGCGGTTATATGTCGAAACGTCCGCTTATTTTGTTCTCAAAGGCGGAAATGTCGCTGTTTAGTTTCGTGTTCGTTACCTTGGCATAAATTTGCGTGGTCTTGATGTCCGTATGTCCGAGTATCTTGCTCACGCTTTCTATCGGCATACCGTAGTTCAATGCCATGACAGCGAAGCTGTGGCGGCTGAGGTGAAAGGAAACCGGCTTCTCGATACCGCACTTCTTCGCTATGTTCTTTATGCGTTTGTTTACCATGTCAAGTGAGCCTATGTTAAATAGCCTCTTTTCTTTTCGGAACGGCTCGTAACGCTTGATTATCTGCATCGGAATGTCCATCAGCTTGACTTGGAACGGGACACCTGTCTTTTGCCGTTTCGACACAATCCACAGCGCACCGTTCATTTCCACGATATTGTCAGTCGTGAGGTTCTTGATGTCTATGAACGATATGCCCGTCCAGCATCCGAACAGGAACAAGTCCCTTGCCAGTGCAAAGTTGGGATTCTCCAGTTTGATTGCGCCCAATGCCTGAAGTTCCTCTTCCGTAAGGAAACCACGTTCCTTGTGGTCGGGGTCAACGTGGTACATTGCAAACGGGTTTCTCGGTATCTTTCCGTTGTAGTGTGCTGTGGTGACGATATGTTTCAATGGTATGGAGTATATCCACACGGAAGATTGTGCAAGCCCTGCCTCGTTGCGCAGATACAGGCAATAGTCGCGGATGAAATCCTCCGTAAGTTCGTTCATCGTTATGTCGGCACGTTTATATTGCTTTCTGATAAACTCAGCCAAATATTTGCGGACAGTCAGGTATTTCAGATATGTGCGCTTGGAGCGGTCTTTGCCCACACGTTTGGCAAAATCCGCGTTCTCCTTGTCAAAGGCACGTAGCAAGGTCTCATACTCTGTGCCTATGCCCTGATAAGCATTACGTACCATTTCGGCGGTCACACAGGCTTCACGGTCGGAAAGACGCTGGTAGTGCTTCGTTATCTGCGCCTTGATGTTGTCCAACGCGAAGTTTACCGCCTGTGCTTCCTTGCTCTTGCCTTTGGCGCGGTTGCCTTTCGCATCCCAAAGTGCTTTTGGGATGGTCTGCTTGCAACTGAACTGTGCGATAGTCCCGTTGATGGTCACACGTCCCATGATGGGGACAACTCCGTTCTTCTCTTTGCTTGCGTTCACGTAGAACACGGTCTTGAATGTACTCCTCATAATCCTTACTTTTTGTTTGGTGCAAAATTAGTTTATGGGAGTTGTAAGGGCAGAATGTAAACCTACGCAGAACACAGAAATATAGACCGTTAGTATTAAAAGTGCATCCGATATCGGGTAATGATTTGGAAGTGCATCTGTTTCCATATTCTTCCCAAAGCCTGTCTTCCCCATCTGTGCCACCTTGTGCCAACCTATGCCCAAACCTACTGACAGTCAGTTGAAATGCTCAATTCTGCTCAAATCTTCATTTTATCCTATTCTTTTTCCCAAAAAGTCCGGTTCGTTTAACCGAATCTAAATGACAATCTCTATTCTTAATTATAGACAACTAACACCAACGAACCAATGTTGATGCAAGTGTTTTTAACCAATAAATTTCTGAACGATGGAAGTAATAACTATTGAATCTGGAGCTTTTAAACAGCTAGTAGAGAAACTTGATGCTATTTCGGAACATTTACAATTGATAGAGCATCCGGGGGAAAGAGACGACGAGAGCTGGGTGGTCAGCAACGAAATCTGCCGCTTTTTGAAAATCAGTGACCGGACATTACAACGATTAAGAACTAACGGCAAGATCACTTATTCCTGTCTGGGCGGGAAATATTACTACCAAATCGGTCAAATCAAGAGATTGCTAACAGATCACCTGATAAAGAGTACCGATGACCGTAGGCAGGACTTGATCGATCATCATCGGCAAAACTCCACTAAAAAGAAATGATCAAAGAAAGTTGAACGGGTAAAATAGAAATCTAAACAACAGAAATAAAAATCACTATATTTGTAAAGTAAACCGAAGACAACAGTTCCGAAAGGGATTTTAGGTTCGGGGAATGAGCTTCTGAAATTGATCCCCATCGGCGTACTCCTCGATAAAAAGAGGCCGATGGAATCAGAGGGAATTACTTGAATAAAAGGACATAAGGAAAAAGAAGGTTAGACTTTCGTTTTCCGCTCCAAACAGACAATTAAATCCTTGCGACAAGCGAATCAGCGAGTTGTGAGGATTTTTCTTTTATGCCCGTCGGCGGGTCTTTTGCGC